GCGATGTCCGCGATCAGCACACCTGCGTACGTGCCGACGAATGCCAGGGCAGCGTTTACAGCCTTGTTCGCCGTCTCCGCAGCACCCTTCACCTCGGGATGAGAGATCTCGAAGTTGCTCATGATCCTCCTTTTCCGATCGGCGTTCGGTACCGATCAGGTCTTTTGCGCGTCGGCCTTCGCCCGGTCAGGAACGAACTTGCTGGCCAACCAAAGTATCGTCAGCCAAACCTGAACCACCAAGCTCGGGATCAAGACAACTGGACTCGCCAGTATCAAGACCAGCAGCACCTGAGGCAAGGTCTTCAGACTACCAGCTCGACGATGCTTGTTGCCGATGGCGCCGAGGCGCACGCCGGCCCACATGATCCAGCGTCGAGGGAACGTGACCCCCGACACCTTCATCGCCTCTCGAAACGTCTTGTCGACGTCGTTCGAGGAGATCGTGGGGATCATGTCTGTGATCAACCAATCGTGGAGAACGGCGGACTTGGAGTACAGCCCGGTCCTAGGGTACAACCAGGCCGTAGCCCTCGGAACCGAGGCGAAGTCCGTCACGTAGCCCACCGGGACTCGGTGTTCGACCTGGTCGGTCTTGAAGATCAGATCGCGAGTCAGTTCCCAGCGTACATCGTCGATCTCGTCGACCCCGAGCTTCGTGACGAACATGTCATCGTCCTACGACATCGTCCGGGGGCTCTCCGCCCAGAGCGAACGGGATGGAGTCGACGTCTGCCTGACGCCACTGCTCCGGAGAGCCGAGACGCCTTGCAGCCATGCGGAACACCACGCCGTTGGGCATGTAGGCACGAACCGCACCGCCCGGAAGCTCGGGGTCGAGCTTGACCATGAACACCAGGTCGCCCCAGCGGTAGGTCTTGCCAGGCACCAGGGCCGTGTTGTCTCCGTGCACCAACAGAACGTTGGCCATATCGTCGTCCTCCTCAGGAACGTCCAACCCCGCGATCACTCGAGCGCGAGGGATGATCTCATCAATCAGTTGGCGGATTCGAACATCACCCGGGCACACCTTGCCGTACGCGCTGGACCACAGCTCGCCGTCGGATACCCTACCCCCGTAAGCCATACCCTCGAAGTTACCGTTGCACCCCTGACGGTGGTACGCGATACCTCGGGATCCTGGCTTCGAGTCAGGACACAGCACCAGCGGGATCGAGTGCGTGTGGTAGGCCCAGGCACAAATCTTGGCAATCGCCTCGATCTGCTGAGGCGTGAACGCCGGAACGTTCGAGCCCGACCACGCACCGAACGCAGGGCCATGGTCCTCGTTCTCGATCGCGATGACCCGGTGGTTCCCGTCGAGGTTGGCGGCGCTCCGGTACTTGGTGTCCCGGGACTGGATGATCTGCCCATTCGCCTTCGTCGAGAAGTGCGCAGCCGCAGCCGGCGCATACCCCACAATGGTGTGGACGCAGACGATGTCGTGCCGGGTCATGAGGGTTTGCGAGGACTGCTCGCCAGCCCACACAGCCTCAGACAGCCTGGCCATTCTTGATCCTTTCGGTTGTTATCCCTGAGTGCAAACAACTACGGTTTCCGACTCGCCGGGCAAGAGCCCCGTCAAGAAGGTTCGTTGAGACTGCACTGGGAAGTCGGGAGGGCACGAAGGCCCAGGGACTCCAGGGACACCCGGATCACCAGGCGGACCCTTGATGTTAGCGATGAACACCCACGTGTCGACGTCCGTCGTGTACTTCACGAAGAAGTCCCCGTCGTCTTCGACCAACAGGTCATGAATCCCACGACCGTCGGCTCCACGGCACTGCAGGGGCTCTTCGAGGCAGGCTGGAGACTGCCCTGGATCACCCTCGGCGCCTTCCGGGCCTCCAGGACCGCGACAGCCGGGCTCAACTGGCTCGCAGGGGTCACCAGGCTCCCCGTCCTCTCCTGGGCTCCCAGCGTCGCCCTCAGGCCCCTTAAATTGTGGATCATCCTCGATCCGGTCGTACAAGATGGCCGCAGCGGCTGCAGCGAGTGCGTCGTCCGCACTGATGCTGCCTCCCGGGTCGGGAATCGGAATCTGAGGAAGTCCTCGTTCCTCGAGCCGCTCATTCGCGGCTTCCAAGGACTCGATACCCGCTTGGGTGATCGCTGTTTGTGCGGCGTTCTCCGAAATTCGCCAGGTGTTCCAGGCCGAGAAAGCCACGGCCAGAATCGCCACCAACATACTGATGGCGATCCCGATCTTAGCGTTCCTCGTAGCTTTGATATCCACGCGTTCGACGTGGGCCTTGGTGGGTACATGCTGGCGAACCTGGTCTTCGACTCGGCTTGCCGCCTCGTCCAGCCGCTCCAGAGCCTCAGCCGAGCCCCCGCGCTCGTCGGAGCTGCTCATTGTCTATCTCCAATCCAGTGATGCGCTCACGCAGCTTCTCGACCTCCATGGAGTGTTCAGCACGCATACGCGCGATGTCCGCCCGGAGGTCGTTGTTGTCAGTCTGCAGGCTCTTGATCTGAGCCGCCATCTCGAGCATCTGGTCACGCACCAGCTTGGTTAGGGCGCTGGTGGTTTCCACGATACCGCTCTCGCTCTCTCGCTCTGTCTTGGTGTCTTCACGCTTCTCACGACGACTTTCTAGCCACAGCTTGCCCAGCCAGAACACCAAGGCAGTTGCGATACTCGAAGGGCCACCGATCCCCAGAATCTGAGCGAGATCGATTCCCCCGGAGTCGGCGGCCTGTGCCAGGATCATCTCTTGGTCCTCTCCACTTTGGCCGCTCTAAGCTCCAGGAGCAATCGGCGCAGTTCCTCTGGATTTTCTTCCTCTCCCTTACGACGCCGTTCCAGACGGATATCGTGCACGCTGTCCATCGCAAACGCCCCGAACAAAAACGCGTAGGACAGAACTCTCGCTCCGCCGGCTACTGCGATCACCGACGAGATTGTGAACAACCCGAGGGCTACCACGACGAGACCGGCAAGCCGGTAACCCTTCCTCTTGCCCATACCCACAAGAAGAAGAGTCCCGGCCACCACAAATTCGACACCCAAAAGAACCTCGGCCCAGTAAGGCGCAGATCGTTCTAGGCTGATGATTGGGTAGATGGTCGAGTACAGGCCGAAGGTGATGATCAATAAGTATGTGGCCACCTTCGACCAATCCCCGAGGCACCTCTTGAAGAGAATCATCACGACGCAGCCGCGTAGAGGACCGACATACTCGGGGCGTGACCATCGGTCAACACCGTGTTCGCAGCCGTCGATGAGAACGCGTGCAGCAAGATCACATCGTTCACTGCCAGCTCGACGAGGATGTTGTTCTGCACCTCAGTAATGTACCCTGCTGCGTTACCCATCGGTTGGAACACGTCACCATGAGGAAGGGTCGATCCGTTACGGATCCACCGGGTTCCGCCTGCACCGGCCGAAGCCGCCCGACTGACGTTCGATGTCAACCAGTAGACGCCGGCAGTCAAGATCGTGACGGTGTTGTTGGTCAGATTGACCGTCACACCTCGCGACTTCACAGTGGTCTGCCAGTCAACCACGGTTGCCGAGGTCCCGATGGACTGGGCAGTAGTGGTTTGGGTCAGCTTGCAGTACGGCGCCGCACCACCCGAGGACGCTTCCAAAGAAGCCACCCGAGAGCCGAGCGCCGTGTTGCCCGTACTGACGTCTGTCGTCCTCGTCTCGACTACTGCGATGCGGGATCGCACGTCAGTGAGCTGGCTGGTCGCCGAGCCCGTGGTGACGTTGGCACCCGTACCTACGCCCGTACCAAGACGGTCAGACAACCGGACGTTGCCATGACCACCGTTGGTAGCGGTGTTCGTAGTGAGCGACTCGAGGGCCGTCAACCGAGAGTTCGCGTTGAACGCCTCAATCACGGCCATTCGAGTCTCGTGATCGATAACCCGAGTATCGAGATCCAATACGTTCGATCGGATCTTGTTGTACTCGGCTGCCGAGGCGATGTTGCCTGAGACAGCCAAAGCCATAGGCACAATAGCCATTATGCACTCCAGATGAAGCTCGTGTCCCACAGACCATACTGCGGGCTGTCCCAGTATCCGATCAATGCCGGCTTGATCAGCTCAACCGATAGCGTATCTTGCAGACCACCGGTCTGGGAGAAGGTACGTGTGATCCCGTAGATCTGGAGCTTCATTTCTTCGCCCAAACCGTCCGGATCCTGCAGCCGCACCGTGTCTCCAAGCTGCCGGCGAGGATCGCCCGCCACCTGGATGTTCTCCGTCGTGGGGATGGGCTGGATCGTTCGTGGCAGAAGAGAGCTGAGCAACGTCGACCCTACAATCTCGGGTTGCCACTGCACCCAATCTCCCGAAAGAGGGAGGTTGCGCTCGCCGTACTTCAGGACGCTCGCACGATCGAACACGGTCTGAATCGCGTTGGGCTGCGGAGTCATGAGTGTACCCATGATCCGCAACGCCGGAGAACCATCCTCGTTTACACCAGTGCCAAACCGGGCGGGGTATTCGTACCCATTCCAGACACGGATCACCAGATTACCGTCAACATCGAGACGTGCGTTGACATCGACCCCGCTGACAAAGTCGCTTCGCTCGGTCCACAGGCCGCCGATCAGCCACTGGACGACGTAAGCGCCATTGATAAGCGTTTCCTTATCGTCCCAGTTCGGCGAAGCGCCCGCCACGGTGTCTCGACGATCCATCTTCCAAGCCGTGACCTGAGAGATGTCGTCTCGGTAGATCGTGAACTGAACAAATCCACCTTCGGGGTTCGGAGGAATGTAGAACTCGTCGATGTTCGTAGCTTCGAACACCACATCGCGATCAGCCGTCACCATCTTAGAGTCGGCCGTCAACACGTTTCGAATCGAGTCAAGCGAGTTCGTGATTTGAAGATCCGAAGCGTTGTCAAGGTTGATCGTCCCGGTGATCGTATTCTGCAGTTCGAGCAAGGTGTTACGGTTCCAGAATCGGAACACACCCTTCTCATCCCAGAATGCGGCACCCAACTCGGCAGCAGCTACGTCAGTGATAGCCTGCCACGCATCCTCGTACATCTCGACCGGGATGTTTGTCAAACGGTTGAGACCTCGGTCCAAGACGGCAGCGTAGCGAGCCTGTCGGGTACCATCGGTTCGAATCCACGACTCCACGGGAGTATCCCCAAACCCCGTGTTCCGATACGACCAATAGATGTCGCCCATGCTGCCCTTTCGACGCAGCACAACCAAGCCCTTCAGCGTGTCGTAGTTGGCGCCTCCCCCAACCCAGTTATCCCAGATGTCCCAGTTGGTGTCGTAACCGTCGGTGGGAGTGACCTTAACTCCGTTCAAGAACAGATTAAAGATCACGCTGTCGGCTTCATCTTGCTTGATCACATCAACCTTGATGTGGTCAGTACCCGTTGGCAAGGGGTACCACGGGGTAACCGCCCCGCTGTCCGTCACCCAGTTCCGAGCCTCGAGACGAATCGATCCGGTGTGCACAACCACCTTGATCCGGGACTCATAACCCGTGTGAATCTCGAGAGGGGTCCAGTTGGTCGTAGTCCACGGGTAAGAGACGTCGTACCCGCTGGCAGGATCAACCACGTTGCTGATCGTGAACCCGAAGTAGTGCGTGTTGTCGTATTCGAAGTTGTGACGGTCCTTAGCCCAGTACCGGTTTTCGTTAGCCGAGTAGGGCCCATCGGGCGCTTCACCGGAAGCGTCGCCGCGAACTCCGTTGAAGGAGTAAGGCCGACGGCTGGTCTCGGTAGCCACGCTCGGGTGGAGGGCCCCTGTCTTCGACATGATCGGCTTACCTACGGTCTCCGTCTTCGGGAAACCCTGCGACCGATTGTTGTCAAGCTGACCGATGTTCGGTAGGTACGATCCGTTACCCGAGATCCAGAGCTGTGAACCGGGGTCTGCGGCCAACCACTCGGGGTCGTTGACGTAAGGGTACTTCTCACGATCGGTCTGCCAGCGGTACCCGGTCGGCGACGTGTTGCCGTGGCGCAGGCAGTGGTCGATGACCCAGTGCGACTCGCACAACTGAGCCAAAGTCCAACCTCGGTCCATGTGATATTTGCTGATGGCCCACTTCGGGAAAGTCACCGGGACACGCAGCTCTTCCGCTCGGTCCAGAGCGGTGATCGTGACCGCGTTACCGCCTCGGTGTGGGGTAATCGAGCGGATTCGACCGATGAACTGGTCGTACCAGATGACCCCGTAGATCGTCTCGACTCCGAGCGCGTACTTGATCTCGCACCCGATCGGATCCTTGTTGTACAAGGGACTCAAACCGTTGTAAGGCGAGAACACCGAAGCGAAGTTCATCAGAGAGCCGTTCGAGTGCAAATACTGCCCCGACACATCGAACTCCAATGAAGCTGCGGCAGAGCCCTCAATCAGCATCACCTCAGGCGGAGCCGAGCCGGCCAAGGCCCGGTCCGTCTTGATGGAGTCCGCCCCTTCAGAAAGGTCGCAGATCGTCATTCCAGAGAATGAACCGTTGCGGTTCCAGTCGACAAGAATGCGGGCGTAGATCGTGCGCTCGGACTCGGCCAGCGCGGCTTCAACAGCCGCATCGACCGTCGAGCCAAGACCGCTCGTCTGCATCATGCCTCCAGAAGGGTCACGTTCACATTTTCGAGGGGGAAGAGCGGGGATTCGGTCGGCATCTGATCAATAACGACCTTCATCGAACCACCGCCGAGTTGCCAGTCGGTAGCGCTTGCCCCAATTTCTACCTGCGCCGCCGCGATCGAAATGTCGGGCGCCGAATCAGCGAAGTAGAGCACAGGGTCGAGAGCCCCGATACCGGCAGGAACCGTGACGGTCCATGTGTATCGAGCCCACGAGGTGGTAATCGGGATGTCTGCCGAGTAACCGCTATCGCCACTCTGACCATTCCGGTTGTAGTAGTCAACGATCCAACGTAGATTGGCAGCCGTCGAGCCCTTGATATAAGCACTCGCTGTGACCACGTCACCCGGGTTGACCGCTGCAGGGTTGTTACGGGCTAGACGGAACCATGCCGCAGCAGACCGATTGGTCCACTTGCATGCCCATCCACCAGCGCCCACACCTGTCGGCCAGTCGTTCACACGAACGGTAGCGCCCTGAGTCACACCCGAGCCTCGAGCCGTGCCTCCACCAACCTTGGGGAAGCACGACTCGGGGACCAGACGGTTCTTACGAAGTGGGTTGATCAAATAATACGGACCCGGAATCAACCGAGTCCGCATCGCATCCAACCATTCCCACTCGTCGTAATCCATGTATGTGAACGAGAGCGGCACACTCTGTCGAAATCCTGTGATATCGATCTGCCGAGCGCCGGAGAGACCTTGGTGGATCCCTCCGTAACGCTCAACAGTGATGCCGATATCCGGCTCGGGGCAGGAGAGAGCCCGCAGGTCCCCGATGGGGCCTAGGTACCACGTGCTCATCCCCGCCTCCGATTCATAAGGTTCGTCTTGTTAACCATCTTGGCGACGCCAGACGGATCGAACTGGATATCCCACGACCAGTTGGACATGGCTTCCAACACCCGACTGACCAATGCATCAGCCATGCCAGAACCACCCGAACCGGCTCCCAGCTTGACCAGAGAGTTACTCAAGTCCTGAGCAGGGGTCACTCGGCCCGTTACTGGCGGCGTGAAAGAGCCCATCGTCCCGGCCATGAGGAAATCTTGACCCGACATCGTCGAGTACATCTCCATGCCGGCTTCGTTGGCAGTGTACGTCGACCCAGCCGATACAGGGCCTCCGTCTTCACGGCCTTGGTCTCGAGCCTTGTCAACCAGCGAACCACCCTTGAGCCCACCCTTGATGTTGTTCATCAAGTTGTTCCAGGCATCGCCCAAGTCTCCGATGATTCCCTTGACCCAGTTGATGGGACCTGCGAACGCACCTGTGATGACGCCCCACAAACCGCTCAATGCGCTCGACACCGCGTCGACTACAGTCCAGAAGATGTCCACGATGAAGTCGATTCCCGACTTTACCGTGTCCCTGATCCAGGAGATCACGTCGGATACGAGCTTCCATACCCAATCCCACGCAGCCCGGGTGGCGGCGACGATCGAGTCCCAGTTCGCGATAATCAGAACGACCAAGGCCACGATCGCCGCGATGATCCACCCGACCGGGCCCATTGCGATTACCCAAGCGGCAGCCATGCGAATTGCGTTTGCCGTCGCAGCCGCAGCCATCCCAACCCAAGCAGCAATCCACGCCACGGCAGTACGTGCGGCATTCGCCACAGCCGCCGCAGTCATCTTCACGAAGTTCGCGATAGCCTGTGCGGCCATGATGGCGTAGTAACGAGCCGTGAACGCCGCGCTTCGAGTAGCCGAAGCGATCCAAGCAGCCGAAGCCTTGCCGGCATTGACGATAGCTTGTGCCGCGATCTGCATCCACGCGAACACCCATCGGGCCGCCGTCGTGATAGCCGAACCCACACTCGCCAGCGCGGCCTTAGCCATCTTCGAGAAAGCCTTACCGACATCGCCCAGGATGCCGCCTGCGGCCCGCATGGCCCCGATGGAGTCGCTGATAGCGACGATGCCCTTAGCAGCCGTAGCGGCCAACTTGAAGGCGGTGACAAGGCCAATAAGCGCGATAACCAGCGGGACGACCCAACCCTTGTTCTCCGACAGCCACCGGCCGAGGGCCTGTAGCATAGGACCAAGGGTGTTGATCGCAGCCACCAGAACGACTCCGAGGACTCGCACGAACTCCTTGATAAAGGGCATTGAAGACTGCAGGATGCGGCCAATCTCAGCGATCAGCTTGCCGAATACCTCCGAACCGACCTCGACCACATAACGGATGGCGTCGCCGATTTGCTTGAAAGCGTTCTTAGTGCTCTCCAAGGCCGACCAGTTCTGGAACGACTCAGTAATGCGTTCCATCATGTCCCCGAACGACTCGCCACCCCGTAGCGCGGCAAAGATGTTCTTGAAACCTTCGACGACGTTGCCGATGACTCGGCCCATCTGCTTGATCTTCTCGATCGTGTTCTCGATCCACTCTCGCATCTCGCCGGTCTTGCGAGCTTCAGCAGCCCAATCCGAGAACTTCTTGGTTACGTCACTCAGGGCGGAACCCCACTCAACGAAGAAGCTCGAGCCGACGACCGCGAAGTCCTTCAGAGCAGAACCGACGTTGGCCAGGACTGGCTTCATGGCCTTGAGGCCCTGAGTGGTGTTTACACCGATCCGAGTCAGATCGTCTTGCGACTCCTGGGTCGTGGCCATCTTAACCCATTCCTGGACCATGCCACGAATCCCGCCGGCAGCGCCGGCCAATCCGGTCTTCACACCCGGGAGAAGTTCCTTCAAACTACGGAACGACTCATCCATACCCTCGAACAGACGTTCCTGGACGACCTTTCGGATCTCGCCGAGAGGTTCCTTGAACTCTGCTAGCGCTCGAGCTGCCGACTGAGCTGAAGGCGTAAGGTCCTTCAGAGCCTCCTCAAAGGCCGCAGGATCCCCGGAGGAACTTAGGGCCTTGAAGAATCCCTGCGTGCCTACAACGAGAGATGCGATGGCAATAGAGGCCCCTGCCAAGATGCCCGGAATGATGGCGAGTGCGCCACCCAGAACCTGAGCAGCACCCCCTGCCGCAGCTAGCAGGTGCGGGAACGTCAGAAGCACCGCTCCGATTGCCGTGGCGTATCCGAGGAGACGACCCCAAGTGACCAGGTCAACAGGGATCTTGATTTTGTAGCCCTTGACCGCCTTGTCAATAATCTTTAGCTGAGTCTTGATAGTGGCGATCGTCTTACCCATGTCGATGTGTGCCCACAGGTTGATCGCACCAACCGCCTTCTGGGCCAGATTCTTCAACCGACGCGTCTTCTTGACCACGTCATCGCCGTCGACATCTACCTTAAGCTTGATAGCGTCTTTCTTGGCCTGTTCCTTGATTTTCTTCAACTCGGTCTTGAGACCGGTGGCATCCAGGACAGCTTCGACCTCAGCCTTGACACTCTTCAGGATCCCCTGCAGTTCACGCTTGAGGTCTTCGCCAAACTTCGACGTATCGGGCACAACCCTGACAGACGCCCGACTGACTTCCTGACCACCCGGGCCGTCTGCCATGGTTATTCTCCCTTGGGATTGACCGCTCTACGACGAGCTGCCTCGAGTTGTTTGGCTGCTACCGCCGCGAACATAGTCCTGTGCTTAGGCCGTGGTTTCTTAGCTGGTCGATCTGGAACCGGAACGGGATCCGGAGGAGCTACCTTCTTGGCGTCCTTCTTGTCCATGTTCGCCATCATGAAGGCATAGTTACCATCTCGAACAGCGTCGATCAAGCTGGCCAAGAAGTAACGCTCGGCGTCCCACCCTCTGAACTCCGGACCACCACGCAGCATGGCTATCGTCCTCGAGCCTGGCGGTAGTTGCCGGACGAGGGCGAGAATCATGCGCGGAGTGTAAGATGAACCTGGTCGAGTCGGCCAGATCTCGACCAGGTTCAACCCGTAATACTCTTGCAGATCGGCCAGCACGGACTCGCCGTGCTCTTCGATCAGGCAGGCGAGTCCGTAGCTTCCCCCGGCTTGGTCGCCTCCGTCCACATGGACAGCAGCGTCATGTGCTTCAGGAGATCGTTGCCGAGGTACTTGACCATGTGTGCGCCCTTGCCGTCCTTGGTGACAGAACGGAGGACGAACTTAACGGTCGCGACCGTCTTGTCCTCGTCCAGGTCGTCATCGACCTCGATCGGGTTGCCCTCGTCGTCCGTTTCGATCTTGCCGTCCAGCTCCTTCAGCTTCTCGATAACCGCCTCGCGAACCTTCTTGTCGACGCGCAAGAGCGACTGCAGGACGAACTCGTCGTCGCCGAACCGGAGAACCAGCGGGGCGTACTTCTTCTCGATTGCGGCGTCGATGTCTTCGAGGGTGATGACGTTGCTCATGGTGGCGAACCTCTCGTAGATAGTTACATTGCAAAAGCCTGAACTGGGAAAACATCCCAAATCAGGGGTCTGACATGATCAGCGGACAAAAGAAAAGCGGGGGTCGAGCGGTCCGCCAGGAACTCGACCCCCGTGATCGGAGGATCAGGGCGTGTCGACACCCGGGATCCAGAGGAACTTCAACTGCGTCGCAGCCGCCGGCCGGTCGAGCACCGTGGCCCGCATCGGCAGAACACCGAAGTCGTCGACTGCCAGGCCGATCGCGTCCTCGCGCCGGAGACCGGCGTTGTTGGCGTAGAAGGCGATCTTGTTCGAACCGTCGACCAGGACCACCAGGAACGAGGACTTGGTCTCGCCACCCACGGGCGCGTTCGTACCGTAGGAAGCACCTGTCGCCTCGTTCGGGGCGCCGTAGTACAGCTCGAACGTGTCGGCGTCGAACTGGACGAGGTTGAAGGTTACGAAGTCCACCGGGGGATCGGTCTGAACCGTCTTCAGTGCCGACTTCTGCCAGGTGCCCTTGGTCTCGGTGTCCCCACCATCGAAGCCGAACTCCGGCAGATCGTCACGAGAAGTGTGACCGATGATCTCGAAGCCGGTCAAAACGGTCGCCTCATCGACGAAATCGAAGATCTGCTGCTCAGTCGGAGGGGCAACGTTGCTCGCCGCCGCCTTGTAGATGTACCCGTTAGCCGCCGTGAAGACAGCATCGTCATTAAGCGCCATCGTGGCGTCTCCTTTACGTTGAACGTGCGGGCCTGAGGCCCAATTGGATCAGACCCTGGATACGCCAGGTGTCGTCGTACGGCGAATCGAACTGGGTAGGCCCCATCGTCTCGAAGTACGAATGCAGATGGCCAGAACCCGGAACGACGATCTGCAGCTTGACCATTTCCTGCAGAAGGAATCGGGCGTCGAGGTACAAGTCCTCGGTGCCCGTTAGGCCAAGCTTCTTGTCGCCGTACGCTGTCAGCTCGATCACCGGGCGGTCGAGCTGGTCAGGACGCTGAGCATGCGCAAGGCCGCCCAGCCGGCGGACGTTAACGATGGGGTACGTGCGATCCTTCACGTCACGAACCCATGAACCCACAATGATACCAGGGTATGCGACAGTCAACTCTGATCGGAGATACGGGAGCACCACAGAGTGAATTCGAGGGATCCGACGTCGCGCTAGAGCCATCAGATCACCCCTGCCGCTCGAAGAAGGATGTATTGACCTACGACGTATCGTGGGAATGCGGCGTTGTGGACGAAGTGCCCGAACTCTACGCTCAACGGAGCCGGCCCCACGAGGGAAACGGAGTAGTCGAGCGTGCCGTATTTGGTGTTGCGAGGACGACCGCCTTCGATGCTGTGTCGTCCCTGATCCCGAGTAGCTGCCAGATTCCGGCGAGCCTTGGTCTCGATGTCGACACCAGTGGTCAACACGGCCATCTGAACGCTTTCCAGACGCGCGATCGTCTTAGCGCAGGTCTTGTAAATCGTTACCCTAGCCATTAGCTGCGCCTAATCTGGTAGTCCGTGTGCTTAGTACGCCGACTACCTCGATAGAAGGTGGGCTTCCCCACCACCGTCCAGCGTTCACCAAGCCACTCGATCTCAGACTGCGGAGTGAGTACGGGGTTTTCCGAATCCCACTTCCGGGTGAATCGCAAGCGGTAGACCTCTTCGGATTCGTAACCTTCGTTGTCCTGTTCCGCTCGCCGAGCACTCGTCCCCGATTGTCGAGCAGGTTGGACTTCCGCCTTGGCGGACACTCCGACTTCCGATAGTCGGTACATAATGTTCTGGTCGTCGTCGAGATACTGCTCTGCGTAGTAGATCACGACGTCTTCATCGGCGCGGTCCAAGAGAGCCATTACGGGTAGCTCCCATCGATCAGGTAGTCCTGACCGGGCACGTTCAATCCCCACGCCAGCGACGGATCGAAGTCAGCCGGAGGACCGTACACCGGAATCGGCAGCGTCGGAGCGATGACAAACATCCTGCCGTCGCTCAACCCCAGTAGCGCCCATTCGTCGTCGGTGATCTCGAGTTTTCCGCTCGCCACCTGCTGGTAGATCGCGTAGCTGTAGTTGCCGTCTGATTCCTGAGAAAGCCCTTCAGGATTTCGAATCAACCGAAGAACCATCTCGGATTCCACCAGCACTACAACCGCCTCGTCGAGGTGATTCGGATGCTCGGGATCCGAGATCCGGTCGTCGAGGTCGGGGATCTTGTGCTTGATCAGCAGTTCGGCGTCCCCAAGCCGGGTGGTGACGAGGGCCGTCAAGCGCTCGTCCAGATCCTGCTCGTAGCGGTCCTGAACGTCCTGAGCAGTTGCGTAAGCCATCGTCACCCTCCCGGGTCAGTTGTTCTTGTGCGCTTCGGTGTAGGCGATGTACGCCTCGGCGGGAACTCGACCTCGAGCCGGAACCCGAATGTCGGTGTTCGCCTTAGCCCACGCTCGGACGTCAGCGGCGGAAGGGTCCTCAGAAGCCGTCTCCGGCTCCGAATCCTCTTCCTGAGTGTCATCACCCTCGGAGTTCCCATTGACGTCGTCAGCGGGCTCCTGGGAGGCAGGAACAGCCACGTCGTCGAACTCTGGTTCCGGGACGACCGGAGAATCGACCGTGACCCGCTTCCAGTCTCGACTCTGCAGCAACCTCTTGGCGCGCTCGTCACCGATACTGACGATCCCGCCGCCTTGCGTAGATTCAATCTTCACAGCACTGCCTTTCCGGAGAAGGCCGGGAGCCGAAGCCCCCGGCCACTCACGTAGTTAGATCAGGCGACACCGTCGTCGTTGGTCAGACGAACGAAGGCCTCCGGATCCTGAACCAGGACGCCATACTCCGCCTCGCAACGGACGGCGACCAGGTTGTGCTGCCAGAGCGACACGATCTCGTCGTTGATGACCAGGGTGGCCTGGTCCGACACGTCGTAGCTGATCCCGCCAACCGGACCCCACAGCACCTTCGACCAGTCACCGGCGTAGCCGAGGATCTCGTCGTCGCCAGTGCCGGTGGCCAGGTCTTCCATCAGGATCGCCGGGCGACCCAGAATCCGACCCGCGCGGGTGACGTTGTTGACCTCGAGCGGAAGAGCGCCGTCCACGAACAGCGGCCGACCGTCGGTGCCAATGGCGCCGTTCAGCGTAGCCTCCAGCGCCTCGTCCAGCAGCCACGAGCGGAGCTTGTAGCGCTTGCCCTGGGCGTCGCGATCCGACGTCAGGAGCTTCAGGACGTTGTTGAGCTGGGTGTACATCCCACCGTTGGCCGCCGTCGGGAAACCAGCCGCAGCCGGGTTCAGCGTGACCTCCTTGGTGGTCTGGTTGACGTACGCACCGAACGGCGTCTGGGTGCCGCGAAGCACCGCGTCGTCGAACTTCTTGGCGAACGCCTCGGCGACCTTGTTCCGCATCACCTGCAGGTAGTTGCGCGGGTTGGCACGCACAACCTCAGCCGACTCGGCGAAGATGACCGCGATCTTGTGGGGCTTGACGACGACGTTGGTGTCCTCGAACGTGCCCTTCTTGACCGGCTTGCGCTGGCCTTCGCCAACCCACTCCGCCTCGATGGACGCGCTCCAGTCCTTGAACTCGACGCCAGTGCCAGCCATCGGAATCCGACGCGCCAGCGACTGAACGAGCGAGGTCCGACGAGTCTGCTCGTAAAGCGGACCAGCCTGAACCGGGTCAAGATAGCCGGCGAACATACCGTCGGCCTGGTTGGCAACAGTGCCACCGTTGGTGCCGACGTACGCGATCGACTCCGGGTTGTGGAGCGTCTCGTTCGGACCGGGCACGCTCGGGTCTACGGGAGTAGACATATTGTTCTCGCTTTCGAATCAGAGGGTGTGATCAGCGATTCTTGTTGACGACTCGGCTGATCATGTTCAACAGCGGGTCGCCGTTGAGGGGCAGTGCATCATTGCCCTGGCCCTGGGAAGGATCGACTGCCTTCGGCTTCGCAGGCGCCGTCGGGGTTACCCCGTACAACGTCTTGACGCGCTCGGCATCCGCCTTCAGCTCCTCGTCGGTCTGGCCGACCAGTCGCTTAGCGATGTCCACGACCTTCTCCTTGAGGTCAGGCACCGTGGCATCCAGCGCCGCCTGCAGCTTCGCTAGCTGCACCACGGAGCTTGCCGACTCGGCCTTGGCAGCCTCAAGGGCTTCCGTCGCCTGAGCCAGCTTGGCCTCATACTCCGCCTTCACCTCAGCCTTGGCGGCTTCCACCTTCTCCTTGGACTTGACTCGAGTCGAGGCAGCCTCGGAGCGGGCATCAGCCAGCAGCTTGGTGAGAACCTCAGCCGGCGTCTCGCTGGCCGTGGTCGTCGGTTCGGTAGGAGTAGGACTCGACATCATTTGCCTCCTGGGCAGTTGATCGCTCACCCTCCTGGGGTGGCTCTATTCACGCGACCGCTCCGATGGAGAAGTCGCGGGCTGTTACCTCGCCGGCCTCGACTGCTCGTCGGAACCGGTTCATGGCGTCCTGGTTGTTCTTGGCGCCACGGGTGACTCTCTTCCAGACCTGCTCAGCTCGTTTGAACGCTTCGCGGCCTGGCCAATCGTTGGCGTCGAATACTGGGACGACTCGGCAGTCGCAGAGCGCGTGGAACTTGCGCCCTTCACCAGCGGACTCCCGGGATTCGTACACCGGGCCTCGGCTGACTAGCATCCAACAGAATCCGCACGTCTCACGCCCCGTAGCAACCCGGGCGTAACGCACTCGCCGACCCTCCGGCTTGTCTTCGTCGACAGCCCGGAGAATCTGACGTCTCCCGCCGTTCTCGACCTCCTTCATTGCCCTTCCCAACACCTGTGTGACGGCGTAATCCGAGGCTCCAGGCCTCGAGTACTCGACACGAGATGGCTCCATGGCTTCAATCAGCCAAGGAAGCTCGTACTCGCCCAGGAACTGATCGTGCCGGGGCAAGTCGGGGAAGTGCTGTTCTCGTTGCTCGTCGTAGAACGTGCGTGCCAGACGCGACGATCGTTGCCGGGCTCGAAGAACCAGGGGGAAGAGATACTGCAGGAATTCCAGCCACGTACCGTACGTGAGCCGTGCAGATCGTAGTCGTTCGACGGCTGGGAAGGCCTCGCGCACGAACTGGGCCGTGATCGCTGCCTGAGCAGCCGCGAAGTCCTCGACATCCATCGGTTACTCCTCGCGAGAGCTGAACTGCGGTGGAGTCGGCGGCTGCGCCAGAAGACTGGCGAACTGTTGCCGTGGCGACTCCTTGTCCCAGACGTCCATTTGCCGACGCTGCTCGGATGAGTAATTCAACTCGATTCGAGCCTGCTCGACCGGGATGATCGGACGACCATCAGCCGTTTGCGTGGACACCAGCTTCTGAACCGCATCGGCCTTAGCCGAGAAGGTCGGAGTAGCAGGGTCGCGCCAGACAGTTTCGAGCCGGTGTGCGTCCTTCGGAAGATCCTCTTCCATGACCAGCATGGCAATCCGCATGACTTGCTCCCAGACGCCTCCGAGAATCCGCTGCTTGCGCTCGGACTTCTTCACTAGGCGAGTCTCCGAAGACCGAATGGCCTCGGCGGACGCCGGGTTGTCGGAAGCGATCGTAAGGTACTGCGGAGGCAGGCCCGTGTAGGTAGCAGCCTGCTTAGCGAGCTGGTCGAGCGTCTCGAGATAGTTGCGAAGCTCGGCGGCCTGAAACTGACCGACGTTGACTTCGTGATTCTCGTGAGCCAGCATGCGGCCCATGTAGGCACGGAATGCCGAAACGGCCGCCGTACCCGAACCCATGACTTCTTCCTTGCTCAGACCGAAGATGTACCGCTGAGGCAGCGCCATCAATTCGGCAGCGCCCTGCAAGTTCATCATGATTCGAGCTGCAGCATCCGTAACACTGCGAAGCTCGGAAGTGATCTCCGACTTGCCGTACCTGTCGGTGATTCGACGCCTATTCAGCATCGGAACTACCGTGACGACACCCAGGTCGTGATCAACCCGCCACTCTTCCAACCAGCCTGTCTTGGAGACACCATCTCCGCGCTTCAGGCCGATGTTCGAGTTGGGGAGGTAGACGGTGACGCGGTCGTAGTCGAGCCGGTCGATGTTCTGCAGTTCGGGATCGAGAATCTCATCCTCGTTGCGGTATACGCGAATCGCTCGCTTGACCCTACCCGTCCGAGCATCGGTGTCGACCCACATCGTGTTGGCGGACTCGACCCTGATGACCGGCGTGTCCTGATCGGCCAACGGGTCGTCGGGATCGGGGGCCGAGATAGTGATGTAGGAACGCCCGTGGATGAAGCACTCGAGGTGCGCCAGCCCAGACTGCTCGTCGAGGTTGTTGTACTGCCACCACGACCACAGACGCTCGTCCGCCGTGCTCTGTCCGGCCAGCCGAAAACCTTCAACGTCCAGACGCTCCTCGAGCGAATCCAGATAGACGCGCGGCCAGCCGACCTGAGCGATTAGCTGCTGCATCTCCGGCGGGACGGCCATGCCGACAGCCTTGGGACGCCAATCGGACTCGTAGTACAGCGAATTCTCATCCAGGCTCTGAGCGTAGATGTCGAACCGGCTGAGCATAGCTTCGGCCTGATCAGCATCAAACTGATTGGCCTGGATCATTGCGGTCACCTACATCATCACCGCCCCTCCTGAGTCGGACCCGCTGGTTGAGCGAGCTTTCTTGGACATCATGTAGTCTTGGCGAGCCCCGAATGCGAGAACTGCGCACACAGCAGCGTCGATCTTCCGGCTGCTGTCCTTCGTCACCTTGCGAATGCTCACAAACCCGAAAGTAGTCGGGTTCGTCTGGGCGTTAGTGATGTGAGCCTTCAGAAGCCGGTCGTGTCCATGCGTCACGGCGCCCTCGAGCACCGCATCCTGGAATCGCTCACAGTCTTGCGCGAACCGCTTGGTCTGACCCCGCATGTCGAAGGCTACCGGGTTGTTCGGAGACGCCTTCACCTTCAGCCGGCGCTTGTACTTGCGCGACCAGGCGTCAACGTACGACTCGAACTCTTTCATGTCAGCCCGGAACGCCACGACGTCGTAGGTACCGAACGCGTAGTGAACCATATCGTCAACTTGCTCACGAGGCACCTCGTTGAACGGGTAGTCCTCGGGGTCCCAGACCTTGATGATCTGGATCAACCCATCGTGTACTCGACAAGCGACGAGTGCTGTGTGGTCACCCGACTTGGAGCCGTCGAAGCCCAGCGTAACCCTGTCGCCCGGCTGCAGGGGGTTTGGAACCTCTTGGAGGCACCGATCCCACTCATTCGGACTGATCCACTGGTCTTCGGTGGCGTTGATCTGGTTGAAGAACTTGCGTCGAGACTCAGAGATGCTGTTGTTGACGTCCATGATGGACGCTGCGAGGGTCTGCAGGTCGAGCCAGAGAGCATCGCCTCGGCAGACCTTCAGGCCTTCTATGAGCTTCCTGACGCCCTCGTTGTGAGCCTTCAAATCAACCGACGGCCGGGTGATCTCGGCGGGAGATGGCGTATCAGCCGGCGCCTCGAGCGAGTCGTACAGCAACCCGGTGTCGACGGCTACCTGAGACTGGACGGCCTGGTGGGTCTCCCACATTCGCTCGCCGATGGACTGCTGTCCCGGAACGTGCGCGTTGCAGATTGCCAGGTACCGAGCGGCGCCCAGACGGCTCTTCGTGACGTTCCCGTCGATGACGTCGTACATCGAGTGCCCGGAGTTCGACTCAACCCACCACTGGATCTCGTTCATGATGACGAACGTCGGGCGCTTACCTTCCAGAGCCAACGGGCTTGACGTCACACCCTCGATCATCCGACCGCCAGCGGCGTAGATGATCGTCTTGTTGATGTCGAGCTTGAACTCCTTCTTCAACCGAGCCGAAATCATGGCCGGGAAGAGTGTAAACGTGTTCCGCGTCTGATCTTGAGAGACTGCAGCTACCTGGATCCAGGCGCTCGGTCGCTGCTTGCCCACCGGGGCGCCGTACTCGTCGAAGTGAGAAAAGGCTACCGGTCCGCACAGCTCGGCCAGCGAGATCGCGGCTACCAGGGGGTCCTTACCCCAGCCCTTCATTCGGCGTAGAACGCCATTCCGGTAGGTGAACCGGCCATTCTCGTCAACGGCGTACCACCAAAGCAGGAATCGAGCCTGCTCGTCGGTGGGGATGAACGTCTCGTTCTCCTCGCCACCCGGCATCCGGACGTACGTGGCCAGCCAGTCGATAATGTCCCAGCCGAGAGAGCGCTCTGGCAACCACCAGCGACCATCCCAACGACGCTGCCACGTAGGGCCGATGATATGGGACGGCGCGGGCCGGAGATCCGACAGCCGAACGACGGTGTCGAGCGACATGAGGATCTCCCTTCGGGTCAGAGCGGTTCGCCGCTTTTGCGTTTACCGCAGATGGAACACTTTCGGATACGTATTCTGACGACTTTACGAACTCGCTTGTTCTTGACCCATTCTTTCCGGAGAATCGTCTTGACTTCTTGGGCTGCGTCGTTGCATACGTGCTTTTTCTTGCTTTTCACGAGGTCCCCCAACCCTTTGTGCCGCCGGCAGGGTTCGAACCTGCGTCCCCGGATTAAGAGTCCGGTGCTACGCCTACTCAGCTACGGGGGCGGGGTGGCCGGAGGGTATCGCACCCTCTTCCGACGGGTTCACGGCCCGTCCACTCACTTTTCGTATCTCGGCCACAGTAGCGGGACCCGGAGTCGAACCGGGGAACGGGGGTGTATGAGACCCCTGTGCGACCGTCGCACCTTCCCGCTGGAGCGTGCGCAGGTGGTAGCGAGGTACCTGGCACGCAAAACTTGATCAGTCCTAAGTGGAGAACACCTGGTCAGGTACCTCCGGATGAAATCTTGAACATCAGGGCTGACCGTATAAGCCCCGATACAGCTCGCGAACATCGTGTCGATCGCCTTCGACCGGATGGCCCTCGTGCTGCAGTCGTCCTCGACGCTGTTGGTCGGCCTCCCGGTCGACGCGAGCCTCGACTTCGGTCAAACCCGGCAGCTCGACATCCACGATGTTCCGACGCCGCAAATTCAGCTTCCGCTTGACCGTCTTCCAGTTAACGCTCATGACCCGCCCTCTCGTTACCGCTTGGTCAGCTCCGAGGCGTCGACCACGAACCTCGTGCCGTTCTGAGACTTGATCTCCACCCGGCTATTCGGCAACAGGTTGACTATCTCGGCGTTCTGAATCGAGCCTCGGTAATCCACCTTGTCGCCCTTCTTGAACTTCTTCTCAGCCATGCACGCTCGTAAGGGATCGAACCTTCTGCTCTCGGGTTTGGAATCCGAGGCGCGGCCCAGCCGCTCGAACGCTTGAGGCACACCGACAAGGTGCACCAGGCCTCGGCTACCGACACTTT